CATGTGTAAGCACTTGGGTTAATAATCAGCATTGAGTCATCTTTGTCAGTGTCATTTGCTGACGGTACGTTTGCTGTGACGTATAGATCAAGACCTGCGACGTTGCCGCGGATTGAGTCTGGACGTACTACGCCGCCTGCGTTGCTTGGCTGTGCAGCCATGTAAATTGGACGACCTGAGTCGTTAAGTGTCATTAGGTTTGCCCACTGGCTTGTGTTTGCCAAGATGTTTGTTGCAAAGCCTTGTGTGTTTGAGTAAACAGAAGCAGCACCGCGTGAAACAAAGCCAAGCAACTCAGAAGCTGTTGGGTATGTTGTTAGCGTTGTTGCATCAGCTGTCGCGCCAGATGCTAATGCTGTGTAAACAGCAAGGTCTGTTGCTTTTGCATAAGCTGCTGACATGTTATTAAGCAACTCGTTAAAGAATAATGGTGATGTGCGATCTAGCAATTCAACGCTAAATGTTTGTTGTCCTGCGTACTTCTTGACTGTTACTGACAAGAAACTTGACGCTTGATCTGTTTCGCTTGGTGTGCCTGCTTCTGCTGTTTCAGCAACTGTTGGCATTGTTGTGATCTTTGGAATTTCGAAAGACATACCAGCATCAGGCAAAACGCCACGGCTGATTGCGTCAATTGCTGATCGTGTGTTGTTAGCAAGTCCGTTGATAACTTCTGTCAACTGACGTGTAGGCACAAGACCTGCGTTGTCTGTTGTGTCATCTGCCGCTGCGACATACTGACGTGCTGACTCCTCGCCAAGTGAGGCGCGGATTGTGTTTTCCAAATACTTAGCAGCTGTGAACTCTAGGCGTGGCTTTGATGTCCAACCACCCACTGCTGGCTTTGCATTTGCTGTTACTGACTGTGCGGCTTCTACCGTTTCGACGGCTTCCGCTGGTGTAACGGTTTGTTCCACTTCGTCGTCCTTTTCTGTTGGTGTTGCATCTGGCTCAATTGTTGAGTCAGAAATCTCCTCGTCGCCTTCAGTAGCTGCGACTTCAGCGACTCGCGCTGACCTAATTGCTGGCTCTGACGTTAAAGCAACGCCAGTCATTTCACCCTTGATAATCCGTACTGTGCCGTCCTTCAAGGTTTCATACTCGTCAAAATAAACCTCGACGCTAAAACCGTCGCGCAAACCTTCAGCAGCTTCTACAAGTGCATCTGTACCAGCTGTCGTATTGGCGATCTTAAATGTTGCGTCAATGCCTTGCTCGTTTGACTCAATTGACAAAGTCTTACCAATACGGCGTGTGCGGTCATGCTCTAGGTTAAGCAAAACAGACTTTGCTTCAATGCTGCCCTTAGCAAATTGCACCTTGCCAATTGAGGCGTTTCCTGTTTCCTCAAATGTCACAATGCGACCAGTGATCGTGCGACTGTTTGAGTCAGCTGCGGTAATAGCAATTGGTGTAATGAGTTTTTTCATAACAACATGTCCTCCTCTGCGCGTATTTCGTCGATCGACATTGCGCCGATACGATTTAAGATTTCATAGACTTGCGCGCGCTCGTATGGATTACCACGCAAGAAATTGTCTAAGTCAAACATGACTTTGTTGCCAGCTGGTGTGAAATCGGCAAAAGATAGGCGTTGTTCAATAATTGACATGTAAGTACGGAAAGCAAAGTCAACTAGGTCACGTCGCTTGTCTAAAGCGTTGGCGTAGGTAAAACTCGACTGCTGGCTGTCTGTGAAATAGGCAGGCAACCCACACGCACGGCTTAATTCTAAAGATACATAGTTTCTGGCTTCATTAAGCTGCAAATTCTTAGGGTCAAAACCAACTGACTCCATTGTGACGTCAGCATTAAGAAATGCTGTTGATTTGTTGGCACGAGCTGTGCGCCAAGCCTGCAAAATCTTTGCGACACGATCTGCTGGCAATGATGTGCCGTTTGATTTCAAGACCATTAAAGGTGTTGGCTCATTGGCAAAATTAAGTGACGCTTTTTCTAACGCGGCAGCAGCTTTGATTGTGCGACCTGCACGCGCTAACAAACCCTCTTGTGTATTTGGAAACACGACCAGATTTGCTGGGTCAATTGGCTTGCCGTCGATCTCATAAGCTGTAATTTCTGTGTTATCAAAATTTGTAGTAATTGACACGCGCTCTGGTGCAACTCTTTCCATTGCGCGAATTTTTCCTGTGTCTGCGTATCTTTCCATGACCATTGCATAAGCTGAGTTATGAAAGAATAAATCAGAAATCAGCCAGCCGTAAAAGGTAGAACCTGGTATGCGTGGGTCTGGTTGATTGATAACGCGCGGCTGTGACACCTTTTCGCCTGTTGCTTCATTGCGTGTGTGCAACGGTAATGATGCAATTGTTTGCATGATACTTAATGCGCGCGCAACTGTTGGCACACTCATTGCTTCTGCACGGTTTGCTTGCGCTATGCCGTAAAAGTAAAAATTGTTGTTTTCTGTAAAATACGGTGCAAGAGACGCGTCAACGTCCAAAGGCTCAGCTGTGACGGCAGCTGTAACCTTTGGCACAAATAGATCGAATAAACCCATGTCCAAATTGTGTCAGGCTTATACGATCAACCAACCATGATGTCAAGATCATTGTCTGGGCGTGTCGCGAAATGTGTTACTAGCGCAACTGCCACCGCGCCGCACACAACCGACTTGCTGGCTCTGCGTCCTATGACCCAACCACCGTCTCCACGACGCAATTGCACCGCAGCTAGTATTTCCTCGGTCAGCTGGCTTTGCCCCCTATGTTTGAGACGACCGCTGTTAATCGCAGACAATAGCTCGTCACAACTTTGCGGATACGCGCTGTCCATGTCAAAGACGGGTATGCCAGCTGGTAAAAGTCTGGCTGCAACTGCCCCGCTCGTCTTGCGGCTGTAAAGCACATACTCGGTAACGTATTTGCGGGCATAATCTGCTAGATCGTTGGCAATTGCTTTGTCATCTAGCTGCAAATCGTTTTGCCAAGTGTGCAGCAGCTTGACCACAAAATGCTCGTCGCCTAGTTTTTGCGCGCCTACCAAAGACGCGTGTTTTCTATCTGGTGAAAGGTCAATTGCCAGCCAAGTCAATTTGTCAATGTCCAGATCAACCGTTGTGTCTAAACAATTACCCCATGAGGCACTGTCAACCGCGCTGCTGATAGCTACAACCCAGCGGCACAACACCTCAGTCATGACCACATCTGGTGGGTCTTTCAGCACGCTGCGCACGTTGTCCTCATGGATAGTCCTGCCCATTGCTGGGTTTGAGTATCTTGCATTTTCAACGCTAATCTCGTCAGTCGGTGCTGACCACTCAAAATAGCCGATCTCATCATCTGCGCCAGCGATCTTTGCAAGTGCTCGCTCTCGAAATGCGTTCAGCACAACACTGCTGGCATCACCTGCGTTTGTGTACGCCATGACAAGCGGATTTTTTGCCGCCATAAGGGTGTACCGCAATGAGGCAAAAGTTTCTAGCTCTTTCATTTCGCGCAGCTCGTCCAAGTGGACTGTCTCAGGTCTGGACACACCGCGAGCTGATGAACCACCAGCTTTGACAATAAATCGCGTGCCGTGCAAAGTCTCAATTTCCTCAGCACCATGCGCCCACCGTATCCGCTTGACCTGTTTTGCCAAAACCTCGTTTGCCTCGATCAAAGAGACCAGAGACCTAAACTGTTCAAGGCTGGTTGCCAGCGTATGAGCTGAGGCGATCTGCAATGGCTCTTTCCACAAGAAAAGACCGCCAAGAATTCTGATCTGCTGTAAAAATGACTTGCCATTTTGACGTGCTACCACGCACACGTTGATAGGCGTTGCCCAACGTCCGTCAGGCTTGATTTTGTGGCTGTGGATAAGATAAAACTTTTGCCAGTCCATTAATTCGACCCCAATACTGGCTGCTAAGTCGATTAATTCCTGACCCTTAGACGGCAAATCGTTCAGCGGCGTGTGAATTCTAGGCGTGGAAACACCCATTAAAGGCGCGTTGCCCTGATTGGGATTTGTAGACCTGTTCAGGTCATCTAGTACCGACTTAGGCATGATCGTGGCTTACAGAGGCTGTTGGAGGCTTTTCTGAGCCTTTCGAGTCGTTTTGGGGGGGTAGGAAACAC